TACCTGCCACCCTTCAGGAGCCGAAGTCTGGTCATACATAATAATCGAACCTACAGGAAAAGCATATTCTGTTGTAGTATTGTTCTTTTTAAAAAGTCTATATAAAATAGATCTAGGGTAAGAGACTGAACTAGCAGAAGTACCACTTACCGGATGTGTATGATCATCTGCACACTGACTCCCTTCATTATCTCCTCCATCATGCCTCCCCGCTCCTGATAATGGAAGAGTACCCGTAATTGAATGTGTATGTCCGGTAGTATATACAGTGCCTGCAGTAGTATGGATCTTTATAGCCTTCCCACTCCCAATAATCTCTGTCCAACCTGCACCTGGACCTTCTGTTGCATTGTCCCAAAAGATGCAAATATCATCTGGTATTGCTGAAGCAGTTGTAACAGAACCTATTTCGATATAAGGACATGCCTGAGTTCCTCCGACATAAGTACCGCTCTTAGTCCCAAGATTGACATCAGTTTTGTTATTCAAACGGTAAGTTAACTCTTCATTAGTACCTTTAAAGATAAATCCTTCTTTGGCAGAACCATAGTAAAGCTCACCCGTCTCATCTCCACCACGTTTGGCCGTAAAACAGTTAGCATCAATAGTATCGTAAGACAACTTTTGACGTTTTACATTAAAACGCATAACACGATTATGGTACTGTGTTGCCAACGTTGTATCTGTATAAGCCGCTAGAATATGGTCTTCATGGTAAAAAGAAACTGTTTCTGAATATCTTGCAGGAAGGATATCAGTCGTATCAAATTCATCTATAATAGGGTCCACACTGGAACCATTAAAGATATACCAATGGTCCCATCCTAAGAAAACCACTCCTCCGGTAGTATTGGTAACAGACCAAGGAGCCGGAGTTCCTGCGAATACCAAGGGATCTTCAGCATACCAAGATGAATCAGGTCCAGCTACATACATCTTGCGGATACTATTTTTCTTGATACAAATCATAGACCCTAGAAATACAGCTAAACCAGTAATTTCATCATTATCATCAGGAGATACTTCCAGCGTATCCGGTCCCTGAGTATGAAGCATAATATGAGGTAAATAAGGGTAAGAATAGTAAACCGTATTGGGATTGGACGGATCTCCAGCCAAGAATAAGCGTTCCCGGTACATGATCGGAATATTTCCCTTAGGTGGCGTGTCTGTTACAGTCGGTATTGCAGTAGCTGTCGTGTCTGCTACATCATCAAGATATGTAGTCGTTGTATTATCAGCTATCGTAGCTATTAAGTAAAAAGCAGTTGTCCCTCCCCCTATTGTACGGTAGATATTACGGTTGATACATCCTATAGGACCTAGAGGTATGTTAGTAAGTTGAACTTTGCGTTTACCTCCTGTATCTTCTGTAGTTACAGTATTACTGACTGCCCCAGTTACAATAGCATCATTAGTCCCTGGAATAGCTGCATCAAAGGTGATCTTATATTTATATGTGGCAAGTGTATCTAAATTGGTGCCTCCTGCAGATAATACCGCTTTACAAGAGCCTGCTTCCCAAGTAACATTATCACTGGAACCATCGTAAACGATTGTGTTATCATAACCGTTGAAAACATAAACTAAGTCATTATATGTAACAAATGAACAACGTTTTCCAGATTGTCCGAATGTATGGATTAACGTACAAACTCCTGTTGAATCATTACCAACATAAAGACCAGCACCAGCAGCAGCTATAAATTTGCTTGTTCCACCAGACGTATAAAAACGATATAGACCAACGATGGGATCAGTACCAATTTTATTGGCTCCGGAATTATAATAAGAAATCGGTTGCCGTTTACTAACCGCTCCAAGTTCTTCTTCAAAACGACAATTCTGGGCTTTTTCCACCCAGTTGGATTGAAGTTCAAAGTTCTCCATCTTGGTATTCATACCTGGGATAGTCTTGATCCTCCAGGGTTGTATATCAGATGATAAGGGCATTTTTACCTCATATTGTAGATTGACTTCATAATGATGTCATCATCTTCGCGTTCTCTATCTCGTTCAACCTGATAATCATGAATCTTTGTAAAATACTTTTGCCATCTATCATTAGCCTTATCTCCCCAACCGCGGGTCTCATTTCCTCTTGCAATCACAAAGTCAGCAATAGCTGGATGCAAAGCTAAAGGTATATCTGGATCAGCAGCATCATCCGTAATATCAGTATGTGTTCTGGCATAATAAACTTCTACATAGTTAGTTCCAGCATTGGTTGCATTTGGTTTAGGGTAGAACCCAATCAAGTTCTCTTCTTTACTCCAATAATATTTATCTGGAATACCAGCTGCGACACTCTTCCATCCAGACTCTTCTGAGTTTAATTTATCCCTAGAAGTAGGATCTAACTTATCCCAGGTTGTACCATTGATATAGTAATAGGTTTCTAAAACAGCGAGCAGTGTTGGATAGGCGGTAAGTAACGTGTATTCAGCCGTACCGGAAACAGTTGTCATCTTACCATTAGCTTTGATGCATTTGGCCCTAAAAGCTAGATCATCACAAGCATCATCTACCCAACCGTTAAGTTCCAAATCAGTCCAAAAGGCTGCCGTTGTCTCACCCAAACCTTTACGAGCTAAATTACGTATCTCTACTCTAGTCATTTTTCCCCCTTATTCATACAAATATGAACCGCATAATGAACACCCTCCGGTAACGACTGGTTCATCCGGCACCCAAGCTGATGTTGGTATCCTCGACTTTATTTTATTTACGACTGGATATACATTAGCAGTACCTACACAAGATCCTGTATAAAGCACTAATACTAAACTTAAAGCAGTAACAGGATGAGCACAATCTATGATAATCGTGGGCCCATACAAGGTTAAGGTTAATACTCCACCTACTCCTGCATACGAACTCTGTAAAACTACAGATTTTACTGAAGAAGTTAATGCTTGAGCAGAAACAAGATAACCACTTTCTAAAACAACATTTCCTATACCGGAAGTTAAAGCTTGCGCAAGTACCGCATAAGCACTGTTTAAAACAACACTATTTGCTGTAGCAGTTAAAGTTTGAGCAGAAACTGAATAGTCGGCCTTATAGGTAACAGCGCTGGGAGTAAGTACTAAAGTAAGTACGGTTATACTGACATTGACATTAACTACGGTGAGGAAGTTATCGAAATAACACGTATTCTCCGCATCCGCATTAGTCGGAGTGATTATAAACTTATCAATCGCATTCTTATCCGCATCCGCCACTCCACTCAAATCCCAGCTTACTGTCTGGTATGTATCTGCTGTGTTTATTGTGGGAGTGAGTTCGGTGGTAACATTAGCGAAGTTAATAGCTGTTCCTTTTAATATTCTAACCTCGTCAATATATCCATTAAAATATACACCAACTGCGTATCCTATATCTAAAGCGGAAGCAATATCGGGCATTGTTCTTGTGTCAGTTACAGAGCCTAAAGATACGCCATTAACATAGATATTCCAAGCATTACCGTTTCTCGTTACTGCTAAATGATACCAAGTATCTACCGCAAAAGTTATATTACTTGTAGATAAAACAATACTCACACCTTCAAGGAATGATATTTTATATACTCCTGTTCCTGCATTTTGCCAATCAAAATAAAAAGCCCATCTATGCGAACCGTCAACATACTGCCCGCATAATCCTAAATTATTATTAGGAAAACTTGGTATTCTTGCCCACATATCAATAGTAAAATCACCTGTGCCAAAGTTCCAATCATCACTATCGGGAACAGTTACGTAATCCGAATTTCCATCTAACACTAAAGACATCGCACCGAACTTTGGCTGTGCGATAGTGCAATCTGCCGTTTCTACATAAGTGATAGTCTGTCCAGTCGCCGCCGTAGTAGAAGTTGCTTTTGCTACATTAAAATGGGAAAGTAAAGTATTGGAACCAGTCGCATATTCAGCAGTAGGAACTTTTGTATTGTGCAACCCCAACTTCACATTCGCCCCTGTCCTGCTTGCATGCATATCTATCTTGGCGGTATTTACTCCTGATAAATATAAGGCGGGTGAGAATGTTTTAGTCAGGGTTTTATTAAGTGAATCCGTTATCGCCGCCACTGCCTTTAACGAATAAGAACCTTGAGTTTTGATGGTGGGTTCGGAGTAGGATTGGAGAGGATATTCTTGAAGTTCTATGCGCCTTAATCCTATCGTATTTACGTTACCCCAGTTATCCGCAAATTTAAAAGCGTAGTAGCGATAAGAAACATTGTTTGTAACGGTAATATATTTGGGGTCAGCTTGGTCAGCGGAAACGTGAATGTCGAAAGTTGCCTGCGAAGTGGTTAATTGAACCCAATCGGTATCGTGAGTATAAACTAAATCGGCAAATGCTGTCGCAGAATTTGAACCCCAAAGAGTAAAGTTTTTAACTCCGTATTCTGGATAAAGACCGCTGGAATGTCCATTCTCATAATATACTTTATTTATTATTTTTGCTGAACCCAAATCTATATGAACCCTTTGATTTGCAATTTGAGTAGCATCCCAGGCTTGCCCTATGTGTGTTCCAGTAAGAGATTTAGTAGGGTCGGTAGCATGATAAGATTCTTGTCCAGAATTGGAATCAGTCGCCTTTACGTGGTCGGTATCTTGTGTGGGATAACGAGAAGTTAATGTAGCATTCGTCACATACGCCGCCTGGGCATGGGCATCAGTATCGCAACCTTCAAAATAGTCTATCTCTGGAAGTGCCATAAGTTATCCTATTATAAGTATTTGGCTATGCTAAAGTTATAATTCCTGCCGCATCCCAAACTATTGTAAATGTTCCAGCCGTAACTGTCTTAGCTCCACCAAAATCGATGGAAGCGATCAAATTACTGGCAGCTGTAACATCATAAATTACTGCATGATAGGCAGTAAACGTAGCTGAAGTCCAAGCATGATCGGTGGCATCCCATTTAGTTGTAGCCGCTTCAGTTACTGCTTTACCGGCCAATGCGGATCCACCTTGGGTATATCCGCCGGCAGTTGCAAGTTCATTGGTTGTGGTATAGACTGTATCTCCTGCAGTAAAAGCATGAGTACCATCATAGAGAGCTACATTGATCGTATCTGCCTCCAAATCAACTACTTTGTTCATTAAGTTTGCCTTCATTCTGTTATATATACCTGAAGCCATGACTCCTCCTTATGTTTTCTTTGCCTGGATAACCAGACAAGGAATATGTATCTCCACATCTACCCGGCCATCCGGGTGCACGATTTCTTTACTTGCCACATCTTTAATTACCGGAACACCATCCTTTTCTTCCACCTCTACTAGTTTATCTCCAATCCTCACTATCAAAGTCACACCTCCGTGAAGTTTCTCGGTACTGCAGTAGCGTTGATCTTGATCCCCATGCCAGCATGATCCCCGTCATGACTACGCCTATCCCTATCTAAATGACAAATATGGCCGCATTTCCGGCAACGTACATACCGATCATCCCGGTACGTTCCGATATCTTTATTCCGGCCATAATGAATAGCATCTGAATCGATTCTCATAGTTACCTCAAAATAAGTAAGGTTAAGACAATAAACGCTCCCCTGCCGATCTCCTCCCAAACTACCTGTTCATTCCTCTCAGACCATATCATTATTAAGATACCTAACAAAACAGCCCTAAATACTACCAGTTGGGTAACTACGCCAATGGCGTATAGTGGTAAGCAGGCAAGTCCTATACCTAACCCATGTGCCAACCAATTAAACCAGTAACAGTCTGTCTTGGGCTTTTTAAAGAATGGATTAAGCCATTTATGGTAAGTGCTTAAAGCTCCCCAGGAAAGAAGGAAGATAAGCGGGAACACCCACAGAATAGCCCTAGAATGCGTCCAGAGGCTCAAGGTGGCAAGAGAAACCAGGGAACAACCCCAATCCCTCCACTTAGGGTCATAAGTATCTGAACCTCCCATCCGGTAAAAGATACCGGAGATAACAGCTAAAGCAAGTAACCATATTACCATTTTCCCACCATATCAATAAAAGGTTGTTCTGAAAAACAAGCAGTCGGTTCCGGATAAGGTTCTTCTTGTATAGGCCTTCCGCAATTAGTACAGAACTTCTCCTTCTTTTTATTTTCCATTTGACACCACTGGCATATCTTTTTTTCCGCACTCATAGCACCGTTCTCCTACCATAAATGTTTCCTGGATTATCGGGATCTGTTGAACAAGGAATCTTTTATCCTTGCACTCATTGTAGAATACGATTGAGAATCCTTGCTGCCAGTTGGCCAACTCTGCACCCCACTCATGGACCAGGTCAAGATTACAAAGACATCCGTTCTCCCAGGCCCCTATGGTCCCGCGCAGGTCCGTCTTGTAAGTTGAACCTAACCTATGCGTATGTCCGCAGATAATCGACTGACCGTACCTCTGAAGGTTGCGTTTAGCTGTCATAGCAGAATCCTGGCTGATCAAGGTACCATGCGTCAAGACTAACTTACCACGGATATCGTATCCTTCTTCTTGCTCAATAACTTTAAGATGAAGTTTATCGCAATCCAAAAGCCACTTTAAATTCAAAGAACGCAAGGAAGAGATCTCAGCTGCCCTATCCCAGATATACTTCCGTAATCTTCCCAGATGGTTTCCATAGTGCAAGATTATCTCTGCTTGAGGAGCAACTTCCCTTAATTTTGTTAAATACTCAACCGCTGTATCAATATCCTTCTGGATATCATTCTTCCTAGCAGGATCTTTTCTGAACTTAGAGATCTGCCAGAAATCGATCATATCACCTAAAAGATCTATATAGTCCGGTTTGAACTCAGGAATGAACTCTTCCAGGATCAAATCGTTGATCCGTTTGGCATGGTAAGGGATGTGCTGATCCGACAACACAAGCCCCTTTTTCATACCTTATCATCCTCCAATACCTATACGGATCAACTTCCAGACTTTAAGATCTAACAACGGTTTATAGGCCGCTTTGGATACTGCTGATTGTACTTGTTCAGAACAATCCCTATTCTGGGTGACGTTGCAGTTCATATATTTCTCTATGTTCTGCACTTTCTTCTCTAGAAAAATCTTCCAGAATCCAAAGCATACACCCACACAAATGATCAATACAAACAGTATCTTACCTAAACGTTCAAAAGGAACAGATCCTGACCAAAATTTAAAACCACCAAATAAACGAACTAACCAAGTCCACATTATAACGGTATCCAAGAAGTTGTCTTCGGATATTTATCTCTAATCGCTTTAAATATGGCATTAATTACCGGAGCAACCCATACCAACTGAGGCATCTTCACCAATGATGCCAAGAATCCGCTTGCTCCTAACGCTATCGCTACTCTTGCTAATCTCCATATTGCAGACACCAATATCTTCATAGTATCCTCCTATTTAGCCCATTCATCCTGGGCTTCGTTAAGTTCAAGTTCTACTCTATCAAAAAAATGACCGCACTTCCGGCACTTAAAATGGAAGCCGTCAATATTTTCTATGTCTTCTGAAGAGCATTTTGTACATTTCATTTTACTAGATGTATGTTAAGAAGTTTTTCTGTATTAGAATCGATTTTAGCCAATATTCCTTTTATACTCTGTATTTCCATGGTGTTATCGTTAGTATTTTTAGTTACTTTTTCAACATCAATCTTCAATTTAGTTATATCCTCACAATGTTGTTTTACCGTAAAATTTACATTAGAAGCAAACCAAATTCCCGATAAAAGTGTAATAACTATTGAAGAATATATCTTTATCCAATCCCCTATATCAAGGCGCAGTCTTGCTCCATCTCTGCGTCTATCCTGTATTACTTCTCCGGACTGAAGTTGTATCTTACCCATAGAACCTATCTTTTAATCGATTTAATATTTTTCCACTCGTTAGGATAACAATCCTACCGTAATTTCTTAATATGGAATTTTTCTGAATGATTCTTCCTGATACAAAGATCAACCAGTATATTACGTTAGACGTTAAACTGACGATAAAACTAACTACCACTTTCAATGTTTTAACAACAGTCCGTATAGTTGATAAAGTAATTACTGAAATCACTGTAACAATCAAAGAACGGAAAAACGAAGTCAACTTTCCTAGATTGACTATACTCACTTCCGTAACTATAAAACTTCTGAATAAAGAAGTTAAAGTATCTAACTTTGGAACACTTATTTCTATAATTGAAAATAAACGGAAGAAAGATAAAAAACGTGAAAGATTTATTACAGATACTTCTGTTATTGACAAAATCCTGAAATAACTAGATAGAGTTGAAAGAACAATATTTGATGTTTCAATGGTACTAAAAGTCCTAAAGTAACCACAAAATCTTGACATTCCAATTGAAGAAGATTCAACTGCAGTTAAAGAACGCAAATAAGAAGATAATTTATCAATCGTTATAGTTGGAGAGTTGGAAATAGTAAGAGAACGAAAATAAGTGGAAAGTTTAGCCAATGTTACTACATTAGACTCAATAACCGATAAAGTCTCGTAGTACGTTTTTGGAGTGCCACTTGATTGGTTAAAAAGTAGTAGAAGACTCATTATCCTAATATTAACTGTTTTTCTGTCCAACCTATCCCACAGATATAGGTATGGGTTGTAATGGATGAAAGTACAGCGACTCCGAAATACCTTCCTGGAGGAACTATTACCCTACCTTCAACTGGAACAATCATAGCTAAACCTGGTAAAGTTACCACAGATGATTTCCAAGTAGGTCCCATGGGAAACCAGTTGGCTGCTAAACCAGAACCTGCACCCATTCCTGCAATAATAGGTCTGCATCGTGTATCAAGTTTACCAGAACCGCAAGCGTTCTTTATAACAGGAGCTCCAGCTGTTGGGATAGCTTCCCTGACTTCACCAAGACAACCTATCATGCCCGCGTGGAATTGGGTAACAGCTGTTACTGCTACATTAAAGCACCAGACATAATCGATGACATAGGAACGTCCGCCGTCTGGCTCGTTATTATAGATAGCAAGAGCTGCAGCTGTAGTCGGTATGGCAGTAAGAGCCGCAACGGGTGTTCCTATGGCGTTGGCTACCCAGAATGCCCGGCCTTGCCTGACGTTTTCCTGGTTCCATTGCGCACCATGAGCTACAAGCTGTTCAGCCTGGGCGGTTAGAGCAAACTGTATTTCTTCTGCTCCCGGTTCTTCTACTTGGTCTGTGTTTAGACCTCTAACTTTTCCGAGAAGTTTAATCTCGTTCATAAAACCTCCTATCCTAGAGCCAGATATTTTTCCGTCCAGGCAATACCATATTGCGCTTGAACGTCAGTCTTGGCACTTACGCAATGAACCGCGAAGTATCTTCCAGGCGGGACAATATACCTTCCGTCAATATTATAAACTCTTTGGAACCCTGGTAGCGCTGCTACTCCAGCATTAGCTGTGTCGGTAATCGGCATCCAGCTACCCGCAAATCCTGTTGTCGTTGGTAATGTAGTAACGGTCAGAATACATCTTGAACGAGAATCTGGCTTATTGGTCCCATTGTAATTTTTAAGATTGATTGTCGCTGTCATAGCATTCGTAGGGACAGCTTCTCTTACCTGTCCTAGACAAGCAACAAGGCAAGCCTGCGGTAAGATAGAGGCATTTGCTGTAAATAACGCCCACACTTGGTCTATAACATAACATCTACCGCCATCAGGTTCATTGTTATAGATAGCAAAAGCGCAGGCTGTGGTAGGCATAGCGATAACAGAGGCTACCTGGGCTATCGTATTGATCCAGAAAGAACGGCCTTGACGGGCTATCTCGGACATATAACAAGCTCCGGTGGCGCATAGTTGTTCACCTTGTCCGGTTACTTCGGCTTCGCATTCCTCATTGCCATCGCCATAAAAGGCGTCCGTATTTAATCCACGTATTTTTCCGTGTAGTTTGTCGCCACCCATGGAATCCTCCTATCCATTAAGTATGACTTTTTCATGCCACCAGATATAAAGCTGTGCCGATGAAGTATTAACCGAACCGAGAGTATGCACCAGTAATAACCTACCTGGAGGAACAATTATTCTGCCGTCTATATTTACCACACTCTGAAATCCCGGAAGAGCATTAACCGCACTGTTGACAGAGTTCCCGATTGGCGTCCAGTTGCCCGCAATACCCGTGGTGGATAAGACTGTTCCTGCGCCGCCGGCATAAGGGTTATCTGCAGCAAGGATTACTTTAACCTTGGAATCGGAGTTTCCCATACCATTCATCTGTTTAACTGCTGGATTAGTGCAAGTAGGCAAAGCTTCGCGCACTTGACCAAGACAGGCAATAATACCATTATGAACCAAAGCTGCACCACCATTAACGGTATAGAGGGCGCCAATCTGGTCTATGATATAGGAACGTCCGCCATCAGACTCTCCATTCCAAATAGCAAAACCATAGGCAGTGGAAGGAACAGCTATTACCGAAGCCACCGCCGTTGTAGTATTAGCCATAAACGCCCTGCCCTGTCTTACGATTTCTTGATAATATGACGCGCCAAAAGCAACAATTTGTTCAGCCTGTCCGGTCAAATGAAATTGTTCTTCTTCTCTACCTGAAGGCAGTAAATCCAAAAATATCCCTCTGATCTTACCAAGTATTTTGGTCTGAAGCGACATATTCCCTCCTTTAATGAGATATGTTCATGGTTTCTTTTAATTCCCTTATTTCAGTAAGTAGTGCTTCTAGTAGGTTGGTTATATTTTTTGAGTCTACGTTTATCGGGAAATCCTTACCTCCTATTATGTTTCCTTCGGAATCGGTAATGCTCATTACCTGCATTCCTACGGTTACACGAGTCCCATCTGGTTGAAGCAGGGTAAGTTCTACTGTTCTTATTTTATCTCCGGTTGAATCCGGTTGTATTTGACTATAAGCTTCGCTCATGTGATCTGGATATCTATTGTGAATTGAATCTGATCATTAAGTGCTAAAGTGATCCCTGCAAAGTTTCCATGAACAATAAGTGTACCAGAAGTATCTGCCGTAAATAACCCAGCGTTGGTAATCGTCTTTGCTCCGTTAGACACAATCGTTGCCACTACCCTTTTGGTATCTGCTGCTGGTTGGCTCTTTGCTCCCTGAATTCTAGCATAAGGTGGAGAACCAGCGGAATCTTCACTAGATAAAACTGTGTCTCCCACTGCAGCCTCTGCTGCACCTGTTCCCCATCCTACCCAGTCACCTACGGTGGCAACAGTATCGTCAAGTTTATCTACTATCCATGCCTTTCCAACGGTGGTTAGTACTGTGTAATAAGCCATACTACCTCCCTAATTCCATGAAAAAAGTTTTAATATGCCACCAAAGAGAAGGTTCTTCCCATTTACCAGTTGCTGATCTAAAAATCTTTATTCTGATCTTTACTTTTTTATTTATCTTAGCTTTCATAACCCTAATATATGATAAGTGTAATTTCCTACATTATCCCAAATAAATTTGGGAGCATCAGATCCTAATCCAGTAGTTACATCAACCGGATATTTTATGATCCAATCATCCCCGGAAGACTCCATCTTAAAGATCTGCCAACATGCTTGGGATGTAGCAACCCCTTTAGCAGCTTTCCCAAACCACCTATCCGTACCATCTATATGGTACGCATCAGTCATATTCTTTGTAGGTTCGTAATAGAACATTATTTAACCGTCTTATTGTACTGATCTACAAAAAATTGTTTATCCTTATAAGCGGGTTGAGATTTAATCTCAAACTTATCGCAAATGTTATTAGGAGAAATATTACCGGCTACAAGATCACAATTTCCTGAAGCAAAGAAATGATCACAGCTCAAACATTGCTCATGAATACGGTAATTAACTTCTTCCTTAGCCAAACGTGCTCCTGGCATGATTCCGGGAGTCTCCATGCATCCTCCTATGCTAAATAGATCCAAACGGCATCAGTACCGTCATTACCTTCCATACCAGTACAATCACTTACATCGATTACCACGCCGTTATTACACCTTAAATCATTATACATCTCAGAAGTTGTATCCGCATTACCGACATTATTTGACATATGTATGATCTGATTTCCATCATTATCTTCCAATAGAAAATTATCCCCATCGGTAGCAGACAGCATAATTATCTTCCTAAGAATAACCGGAACTCCTTTTTCTGCAATCACGATATCCCCAGCATCAAAGATATCGACATAGATCGGATTTGTATCTAACCTATTAGCCATATTTTTCTCCTATGTGTGGTAGATCCAGACTGCATCTGTGCCATTAGTTGCAGCCATACCAGTACATTCGCTTACATCGATCTGCACACCATCAGAACAACGCCATTCATCAAAATCTTCAGACACTGTATCAGCAGCTCCAGTATTAACCATATGAAGGATGTGATTTCCTAAACCATCCTCTAATTGAAAAATATCACCATCGCTGGCTGATAAGATAACTACTTTAGTTATAACTAAAGACCTGCCTTTTTCAGCAATAACAACATCGGCGTTAAATTGATCGACGTAAATAGGGTTGGTAGTTAGTCTGTTAGCCATGCCTATTTATCCTTTCTTAAATTCTCTATACTTTCAGGTTCATCAGGATTAATCAACCGTTGAATCGTCCTGAAACGTTCTATCAAAGTCTTATTCTTTGCGTCCCAATGCATATGTTTTCTGACAGCTCCAGGATTCTTTGCCGGATGAGCCATTTCTTCCCTTGTTGGCATTCCTAGGCGTAATTTTTCTTTGATCTCTCCAACTTCTTTAATCAATTCGTCTTTTCTTGATCCTGATATTTTAGGAGGTTCCCGCTCAGCAATCGCTTGATCAATCCTATCAATCCTTTTTTGAATAATGGATTTGTCAATTTGGACCGCAGCAGTACCTTGACCAAACTCTGTTAGATCTCTTAACTGAGTCTGCAAATCCTGTTTTTCCCCGTAAAGTCCTTCTTTTTCCATAGGACTTAGTAATTCCACAACCTTTTGTTTCCCTTTTGCCCTAACCATGTCTCTCCTCCTTATTGGGGGGTGAAGAGATAGCCACCCCATTTGTTAAACATTCAACTTGTCCCAAATTGATTGGCACAAATCTTTTATGTCATCTACTTTATTCTTAATATGGTTACACTTAGATTTAATATCCGCTATCTCTATATCTTGCGCCGCAAGAACAACAAGTATAGCGTCATCAAAAGTATCTTCAATCTGTTCTGAAGTAACAAAACCGGTACCTCCACACTCAGAACACGCAACTAATTGTTGAGCAGGTTGACCAGCACCTGTAGGACCAACATATCTATTTCCGATACCTTTACAAAATGAACAAGGAACTTTTATCGGAATTCCCATAGATACCTCCTTAAAATTAGGGGTAGACGGAGAACCGCCTACCCCAGTAGTTTATTCACTTCCGGTAATTAAAGTCTTGCCTTTAATACATCCGGCATCATTTCCACCAGCAACTCTTTCAAGCGGATCTGTAGCATCTGCATCAAAAGCACAGTGATCTAAGAAATATCCGCCATCTACAGAGTGATCGTGAAAACTTACTGCTGGAGCTCCAGCTTGACCAAAAATACAATGCCTCATAATAGAACCATGACTTAAACTAGTGGTTCCAATATAGACATTGTTTGTTGAAGCCCAGTTAAACATACATTCTTCCCAAAGGTTATCGGTTTGCACACCTGTAGTAGAAGCAAAGTTGTACAAGTTCGTTGAAGGACTTAGGTTATGTGCAAAATGAACCCTGTACATCGTGTTTCCTGCCCAGTTACTAGTAGTATTGATATGCGCATTGGTAGCAGGTAAAGCATAGAAAGAACAATTATAAAATCCACAACGCATAACAGTACCAGTGGCTGAAAATACGTTTGAAGCTGTTCCGCCACCAAGAAACTGTAGATTATAGAACCTTACACCCCTCATCCCGGAACTACCAACGGTTAAAGCAGCTGTAGCATCGACTGAACTACCAATACCAACAATACCACTACCGTTTGAAAGTACCGATGATCCCATACCAATGATATCACAATGCTGAGGTATAACTGTGATAGGATCATAATTTCCTATTGCAGTTGCAGCAGCTCCCCAAGGTCTGACATAAATCTTATTCCTTCTAAAAAATCCAAGGTCACCGGTTAAATTTACTTCGCTATCCTTGAAGGAATTAGAAAGAGTAATTGCTCTGTTAATTTGTTTAACAGGTTTATCAAAAGTCCCTGAATTACTGTCACTTCCGTGTTCATAATCCACATAAAAAGTTGTGCCACCAAATAATTCAGGAGCTATCTCATCCCCACTACCCCCGAGATTTGGCGTTGCAAATATGCCGTGTGGAAAATGCGTTAGACCCATTTATTACTCCTTTTTTATTGGATAGAGGGCGGTTGCCCGCCCGCTACTCAAGGTCTTTACCCTGACTTACCCAGTTATTTCTTTTTCTTACCTTTTTTCTTACAGGCCATAGAGCCTCCTTTTAAGCTACATTATGCCCGTACAACCAACTCCAACCAGAGAATCCATAGCTGTATCTGGTATAACAAGACCACTTGGAAATGTAGGTGTCAAAATCTTTATCCTTATTGAATTCGATCGGAATACGATTGAACCATTTCAGGTAAAGTTTTGCCATCCGGCTATCAACCATAAACCAGTTATTGGTATCGGTTAGATACATCTGTAATCTCCAACTTTCGCTGGAGTGTCGGACTATATCACGCCTTTCGGCCCTTGCACATTAGTCTCTACACACACATCCGTTTCCGGAGTTTGGTTCGGGGTTACCTCGCTATCAAGCAGGGGTTTCTCCGAATTCGCAAGATTTTCAATACGTCCACGGAAGTTTAACTTACGGAATAATTGCCGGTATGCTCTATATTTATCTAAATGTCCTGCAATACATCCTTTACCGTAATGAAGTTCATCCTCTGAAAGAAAATCAAGCATTATATTAGCATGTTGTTTCTTAATCACTAAATAAGGCTCGATCTCTAACAAAAAATTCTTAATTACGGTTTTACCAGCTAAACACCAGAGGTAGCGGTCTTTATGATTACCGCTATGAGGATTTCTTCTAATATCTCCTTGACCAGTAACTTTCACAAGATACTGTTGTAGAACTTCGCTGGTTGTTTCGACAATTACCATAGCACGATAAGTTTCTTTACCGTAAACTGTCTTAGTCTGAGAAAGTGTAATACAACCTTCTCCATCAACTATACCAGCTATATAAGCTCTCTCTTCAAGTGTCATTAGTTGTATCTCCACGTATCGGGACTATCTGATTGAAGAAAATCCCAAACGATGATCTTATATTTCCCTTTCGAGAAGTTAGGATCATTGTCTGCCGTTCCAAGCTTACCATTAGCATTAACGATCTCCCAAGCTGTTTCTTCCAGGTTCGGAGGAACAACTATGGTATCAAAGTTAGCAACCATCAGATTATCTGTTTCATCTGTAAATTGCCGACCTAGTAACCTTGTTGCTTCTACCGCTGTGGCAGAAAGAGCCGTGGTACCACTGTTGCCTACGGTTGTTACCGTACCCACGTAAGTATGTGCAGTGGAACATAGTGCTAACGTATCTCCACCAGCAAATATCGTGGTATTGAATGCATTATTAAACACTGTTGCGCCATGTTTCTCACGTGTTCTTTTGGCCACAAGAGCCAACTGAGCAGGACGCTTGTTGATGATGCTGTATTGGTCATCATCCACTAACTTACGCTCAATTTTAATACCTTTACACCATTCCCTATGTGTATAGGAAACCCTATACTGTTGTGCAAAATCATTGTAAGGAATAGTCCCCGTAAATTCCTCAAGATCGCCTAACCCGCCGATACCCAGATCATATTCTGTTGCCTTCGTAGATTTTTCTACTCCGTACAAATTATCGACTTGTCCTTCAGGAAGGGTATATTCATCCATAAATATCTTCCTGAGTCCTGGGTCAAGCAAATATGCGAAATTTTCACTCGCAACAATACTCATTTAAAACCTCCTGTTAAGATAACTGATTCCACACATGGTTGATCATAGCAACATCCGCATAGAACTTTAATGTAGAATCCTGTATCCCGGAATGGCGAGCAGGTCTCATAGGTTCTAACGGTTTATTTGAACCGCCAACAAAATTTTCAATAACCTGCACCATAAGTGTAGCGCCGGCACTCATTGAAGTTAACATTGACAGTTTTGTTTCTTGATTCGCAGCGGAAGCATTCACACCTGTGATACGATGTCCCACTGGGTAAATCTTGATACATTTTTCTGCAGCAGTACAAGTCAAAGCTGATAATAGTGTATACGAAGAAGTATTGGTAGAAACACCAATCCAGCGTAATTGACCACGATTAGCAGCTATACTCGTAGAAGGTGCGTTGCAGATATAGATCCATCCACCCTCAAAATACTGTTCTACTGTCTGTGTCCAGGTAGTAGAAGCTGAAACAGCTGGACATGTACAATAGGAAGCTGTACCTTGATCATACTCCATCAGATATACTGCAAATGGATTAATGATCGCTTTTGCATATCTTTGACCAGCCGTAACTGCACAAGCTACCGAAGAGATAGCTGGTGTAGTCGTTGTTGCTGCAGTAGTGATTGTATCACCTTGATCTGCAAGAGAAGTAACACTCAAATTCTCTTTGCATATACCTAATGCATCAATAAATGCCGCTGATCCTGTGCCATTCACAGAGATATAGCGATTATCAGAAGTTGCTGTTGCATCAAGCATCAATCCTTCGCCATCGGATAGCGTAGCTGCAGCGTAGACTGGAACATCACGTAAGATTATTTCTGCTCCTGTTAAATCATAATGCCACTTCATTTGGAACTCCTTTTGCTTTAGGGAATAAGTATCTTTCCCTCGGGATGCGTGCCCTTGTTTACTTGCTGCTCAACTATCTTGTTGAACAACGGTTTGTTAAAAGGAGAATATGGATGAAGATTATCCCTTCCTGTCTCATATTGAAACGGCGTATTGCATTTTTTACAACGATACCGTAATCGGAAAGGGCCTATATTTTCGATAAACTTAATACTGGAACTGTCACATACTGGACATTTAAGACCGTTTCCAAATGCCGCAATATTCATTCCTCGACGAAATATTCCCATTTCCACTCCTTATTGTTTCATATTTTTGATATAATCTGCCTCAGTAATCCCTAAAGCTAAACACGCATTCTTCTGCTCCTGAGTCAACGTTACCGCCCCTGGTATTATCGGAGGTTGAGAAGCCCCTCCTACGGGTAATCCAGCCGCGTATTCTCCAGCTTGAATCTTGCGCATTATTTCAGCTTCCATTTCAGCTTTGGTTTTGTTTATAATACTGTCCATCTTTTGACCACGAACAGCATAATAAGCAAGTTCAACGATGCCTTCGCGAGTTCTCTGATCTGGAGGTAGAGAACGGACATACTGACGAACTTCAGTCCGGTAATTATTGAAATCAGCGTACTTCTGAGCCAAAGCTCCTTCCTGATAATCAATCTTAGCATTGATATCATCATACCAACTCAATGCTGCCATCAGTTCCGCTTGAACCGCCTTACGCGGATCAGTCTCCCACAATTGATCCATCTGCTTCGCAAAATCATTCTGCGGAGGTTGAGCCTGTGCAGGATTAGGAACTGGATTACCGTTAATGTCAAAAAGAACATTCTGTCCAGCTATCCTTTTCAAAGCTTCCATTTCAGCTTGGAGAGCTTGACGCTTTTCTCTCTCCTCATGTAAAGCCGTAATAGGAACCATCTGAGGAGGTACCGTACCTGGTACCGCAGGTTCACCAGCTTTTGGCGCCGCTGGAGGAGGCGTAACTCCTGGTTTAGACACGGGAGGAGGTGTAGCCGGTTGAGCTGGCTGGGCTGGCGGGGTAGCGGCTCCCGCTGCTGGCGCTACGATGGGGTCGGGCATTGCTGCTCTCCTTGTTTTGCAGGACTTTCACGTGTGTCCTGATCACGAGCGTCTTTAGACGAAGACGAGCGTTTGCCAAAAATGCGCTCATAAGCTTCCGCATCTAAGGCAGGTACTGTAAATTTATCTAAAAGATATTTCATTCTTCTCTATCAATTACTATCGTTGGTAATGATTTAACCTTCTCCAACGTTTCTATAACTTGTTGAATCTCAATCAGTTGTTCAGGTACGCAAGCGCGGAGTTTCAACTCTTCAGAACGTATCCAAAAATCTAATTCTGTACAGATCTCTTCCCAAAGTTGACTACTGCGTATTTCTCGAGCTTTCTCGATATCCATTATACCTCCGTATGTATTCTTCAGCTGCAGCAGACTTCTTCCCCTTGCGTACATTACCTATCCCGTCATGGTAAGCCCATAGAACATTCTCAGGAGTGACTTCTTTACCGTAAGCCTGTAGCATACTAGGTATTCTTTGAGTTAAAGTCCAGTATGCCACCCTTTGATTAATCTGAGGATCATATAGCTGCGGTAAACTATATTGATCCGAATTCATTTGATTCCAGTCTTTAAGAGCAATAGGTGTAATCTGTCCTAACCCAGTAGCATGGCTAGATTTATTATAAGCGTTAGGATTTCCACTGGACTCTATTTGATAAACTCTATCCGGATCAACGCCAGTATAGAAATCGTTATAATAATTAGCCAACAGGACCTCCGGGACCAGGAGCAGGCTGTTCGTTAGCAGGAGGAGGACCAAGAAGCTCAAGACGAATCTGCTCAGGTGTAGCACCTTCAGATAATCTCTGTCTAATTTGCTGCTGTTCATTTGGAGCCAACCCTCCCGGTTGTACTAAATTATTCTGCTGAGGTATAAGCAACTTTTCAATGTCTTTGAATCCCATTAATTCAGCAATACGCTTATTGATCTCTGTACGATTAACTGTCGGATCTTGAACACTAACCTCTTTGAATCTAAGCAACTGTCCAATCTGAACCTCTTTATTTAAAGTCTCTGATAAACCAGTAGGTATAAACAGAACTTTAGCCTGGATATCTTCCGGACGGATCATAATCGGTTGCTTCTTACCCTGTTCTCCGGTAACACTTATCCATTCCGGAGTTGTCATAAACTGTTGCAAATTGGAAAGATACATAAAAGCCAGATCTTGGATAAAATCTGTCTCTAATCTACGGAGTACCGGTCTAAATCTTGCACCCGCTGCTCCCTGAAGCAAATTGATCCCCATGGCAGTCCGATGCTGGCCTTCATCTGTGGGCATCAAGGGCACCGTGGCTCCGGTACTCTCTCTAAAATCTTGTTTTGCTATCTCTTCTTCTTTGTAGGAAGACTGCGTGACATCAGGAGTATCCATCCAACGTATAGATGTTACCGTATCAGATACCTTATGCCATTGCCCAGGTTTAGATACTTGAAGTTTCTTAGTATTGATCAAAGTATCATTTCCATTGTAAAAACCTTGTTTATTAAGAACAAGGTCTACATTATCCAATCTCTGGTTAACGATTTTGTTCAAACGTTCCTGAGTAGGATAACCTACCTGACCCACGCCAATCCCAAACCAACTTGGATTAACATCTTCAAATAACTTAAGTTTGCAGAAAGGAGGGCGTTGATGATTGAAAGGATTAGGGATACTGCGGATCTTAACACTCCGGTTGACTACAATGATCCAATGAGGAACAGCCAGATCTTTTTTAGGTTTACCATCTTTCTCATAAGTCGTATCCCAAGGACCCCAGTATTCAAGAAGTTCATATTTCTCACGTTGCTTAAGATTCATAGCCTTGCCATTTTGATCCACAATGGTTGCAGGAACATCCACTACAGACTCTGAAGCTAATGCCGTTTGCAGATTTTCCATCTTGAAATGAGGATTCTCTGCCAAACGTTTCAAATATTCCGCATCACAGAACCGTCGCCTTATTAAAGGCAGGCCATCTCTCATGGATAACTTAGCCGGATGCGGGTAGAATTCAAAAAAGTTCACAGCCTTGCAATCAGGCCGATTAGCAGTCACAGCCAAATATCTCTGCATAGTACTTTTATCAACTTGCCAAGTACGTTCAACTAACCACGGAGATTCTATGTAACCTGTTCCCAACAAACAACATTGAGTTAATGCTGGTATAGATTCTCCTTGAACATCAGAGACCCTGAACTCATGTGCAATCATACTCTTAATAATAATCGCTTGTTCCTCAGAAGCTTCCCCATATACCTGGCAGTCTATAGGAGCCTCAGTAGGAAATAAAGCTGCAAATAATCTTGGGGTAATAGTCTGTTCAGCTTCCACCATCATAGGAACATGCACCTGATTCTGCCAATCGAAAGTACGGGTAGGGGGTTTATTTAACCACATGTCGTAAATCTTCTTAGCTTTTTCAAATCTGTCTCTCCAATGACTTTCATAACGTTGAAATTCATCAACGATAAATGAAACCATTGGATCTTTCTGAGATTCAGATTTTACATCTGGTTGCTTAACGGTATTGGCCATTGTAAACCTTTTTGTAGGGTAAATCTTTTTTAATAGGACGTCCGGTAACTAAAGAGAATCCAGTACGTTCCTGAGCTTCACGAGCCGCATCCTTAGGATCTTTTCCCTCATTGATTAATTTAATATATAACGATCTAACGTTTAATGTTTCCATTTAGAAGCATTCTTCGCAAAGTTAGCTTGTTTCTTAGTTGAAGCAGAAGCAGAATCAGATGCAAGAACTTTATTTGCGTAAGCCTGGACGCTCATGCCGGCTCTCTTTGCTTTTGCTGTGAATAAACCTTCATGTGACTTCTTGATGTGGATCCCGCTACCGCCCTCTCTTGCAACTGTGCCCATCTTTATTCTCCCTCACCGGTCCCCTTGCATTTACTTTGGGCGGTGTAGCCTGTGGTTTACTCTCCCTTTGTTTACCGTAGTATCCTCTTGCAACTCCCGAACCTCCAGAACTTCCGCTCATTAGAATTTCCTCCTCATGATTTCCCTACAAAGTTTTAGCCTTGTCCAAAAGTCTAACTTATTTATAAAATCCTTGAACTCTTTTGCTACCTTAGTTTTCTCAGCTCTTAAAGCTGCCCCCATCTTACCACGCAATTCCTTACGGATCTTCTTTGCTATTCTTCCATTCATTAAAATTGCCCCGCTTTAGGTTCAACAAGAGAATGATAGCTAGCAGATGCCGGCTGTCTTACTGGATACTTAGCATAAGTTCCCTCGTACTTGATATCTGCAGTATCTTCTTCATCTTCAGGAGGAATGTATCTTGGAGTATGGTTATAAATGTATCTAAGACAATCCATAAAATGATCGTTCTTTTTATGAACCTCCTCCTTCAAACCAAACTCTTCTTTATTGCGCCGGTAATCTTTCCAAATATAATGTTGGAATTCATAGATAGTCTGTTTACAATTCCTGCTGATCCTCAACTGGGGAACTTCCGTCTTATAAATTGAAACATATTTGGATTTCAGGGCCTGCCTGATACGGGACTTCCCCAGCATTGGATCAGAGTTCGCACGCTCGCAGTAAACGCCATGCTTCATAAGTTCTTTACGTATATTAAAACCTCCGGACACTGCATTGTCCTTATCGTTATGGGGGTCTATGAGTCTGATGCGAGGTTTAAGATCCCCTTCTTGAACATGTATTGCATGAGCAATCTGCTCAATATCCATGTCCGCAAGCCATAGCTCATCATAGACCCAATGGTTATCATCATGATCTACTGCCATCCAGAGAACAGCTGTTGCTGTCCTTTCATGTGGATCTATCGCCATATATCTGGTCCAAGTAGGTTTGATAGCAGGTGGTTCACAGATGTTAATATCGGGGTTGAACTCTTTATATACCAAACCCGTGAGGTGCATGAATCGTCCGTGAAGCCTAGCCTCTTTTTCATCTTCTGTGAGATTTTGCTCGAATTCTTTAATTGCACTCTCACTAAGATGTGGGTTATCCCGGATGTCGGCTGTGACCACAAAGATTCTGTCTGGTTCGTTTTTCGTATAGACCTCATCGTATATCCAAGGTTGGTTGAGGGGTGTGAGAGTAAGCCAGGACCGTCCTTTATAGTCAACTAACCCTCTTAGGGTTGCGATATATTTATCACGTGGCGGTGGCTCATCAAACCAAGCAATGTGGCCTTTCCACCCCTCAAATGTCTCAACTGATTGCTCATAGGTTAAAATATCAAAGACCGATCCATTCTTTAGAATCCATTTTGTAGGAACTCCTAGTGGATTCCGTATCTTACGAGCTACCAGGCTCATATCCAGCCATTCTTCCAGGAAGGGTACTATGACTTCGCCAACGCCTTTTGTATAGTCTGTAGCGCAAATCCGGCCTTTTATCGGATAAGCATACCGCATTTCCTTGGGATACCAGTCCGGATAGATGCCCGTGATGTGAAAAAGGAACTCCATCCCACCACAAGTCGTCTTACCGCACCGGTTTCCACCGAACACCGCTCTGACTGTAACAGGGGATAGGTGAAAAGCTTTAAGCCTCGGGTTCGGTTGGTAGAATAGGATCTTCTGGCTCTTGCGTAACTGCACCTCTTGATCCAGGAGGAAGAGATATTTCTCCTGCTCCTCCCGTGGAAGTACTTTGAATTGTTCCTCGGTCAGATGCAAGTCCGCTAAGTCGTTTAAATTCAGCATATATATCCTCAGGGCTCAAACCCTTTGTATATGAAAAACTCCCAATTTCTATATTGGGAGTCACTTTAGACAAGCCGTTGGCAATGGATGTCAACGCTCTTACTGTGTTATGGTCTGATTTCTTAATATCTTGATGTTTTGATAGGAAGGTGTTTAAGAGATAAAGTGTTTGTTTCCTGCAGCTTTTAGCTAATTTGCGTATATCCTTATCTATTTGTTTTACTATACGCTCATATTCTTCAGTAAACTTCTCTTGAACGTGAGGAGATTTAGTGTTGGTTCCTTCAAGGAGGCCATAAAACTCATCAACGTTAATATTACAAGCTATCGCAATTTCACGATATGAGAGTTTTCCATCAGCAAGGAGGGAAAGTGCTTTTTGATATTTTTCTGGAAGTGGCGTGTTCTTAGGCATTTAGCGAATAAAATCCTATTCTCGTCGATAAAAGTACCATTGCCGGTAATATTGTTGCTAGTTTTCTATTCGCTTACTACATATATAGCATATGTTTAGGGAAAAGTCAAGCAAAATCTCAAATATTTTCGGGGGTGGCCTATAGAGGACGGGTG